CGTCTTGGCCACAATCGCGGCAATCGTGGCGTCCGGAGCCGCTTCCCAGGTGGCCTCCCCCGTGATGTCCGCAATCTGGGAGGCCAGGTGACTGACGGTGTCCGCAAGGTCCACCGCGTTTGCGTCGTGGTCGGTCGGGGTCAACGCGTCGTTGATGGCGGACCCCTCCGTGTGCATCTGCTCCTGACGAAGCCTGGAAACGGTCATTTCACTCTCCGTTTAGATTTTAACAACCGATTGATTCTAGGGTAGGACCGAGACGAGGTGGGTGGTTACCATTATGAGGGAGGAACCCAGCGTGCCTTCCCACGCTTGTCCAGATCAACTCTAAACCTACCAACTCGCCCGTTTAGCCGCATTGTGAGGGAGAGGACCACCCCGTCCGCCACGGCCAGGATCCTCTCCGCGGTGGCCACCCCGTCCGCGTCTCGGAGGACCTCCGCCGAGAAGCGGAGCTCCCGGAACCTCCTCGGGAGCGGGAGATCCGCCCGGTACCCGTCCGCGGACAACGCCAGTCCGGTCAGACCGGACGGGTCGGAGGCAAGGATCTCCCAGGCCCGGAACCCGTCCGGATCTCCCAAGTCAAAGGACGTTGTTGTCCCGTTGCGCAGGCTGACGTAGAGCAAGTGCCGAAGCTACTTGTTGCCGTTCCCGGACCTGACGCGCTTGGCCACCGGCTTCCTGACTACCACCGGTTGTTCGGTGACGTCGTGGTCCTGAGACTGAACGCCTCGATGCGCCGGTCTCGCGATTTGCCCGCGTTCCCTCAGGAGATCCACCTGCCGAGCGTGACTCAGGTGCTCGATCCCCTCCTCCGCGGCCAGCTTGGAGACGTCCGCCTCGGCCACCCCCCGCAGGTCCACACGCTTGCTCTCGACGTACGGTTGGATGGTCAGCCGGAGGAAGACCTCCGGCATCGTCGCCTTGATGTGATCCAGCTCGTCCTTCGTGACTGCCTTCGGTACCCCGGGAAACAGGCGGATGGCCCCGAAGCAGCTCCGCTGAATCTGCTTCGCGTCTTCCTCCTGCGCCGGGATGTCGATTGACACCGAGGGAGCAGAGCGGAGCGTAACGATTGCTCTGTTCATCTAGTCCCCTCCTACGCCGGTCACCTTGAACCGTGAGTTGAACTTCAGTTCGGAGAGGAGTCGCTCGTCGACCACAACCACCGGTCTCTTGGCGTAGAACCGAACACCACGGAGCTCATAGGAGGATCCCTCCACGAGCTCCACGGTCATTGGGCGGACCACCTGGGGCGCCGCCAGCGCCTCCTCCGGAACCACCTCCGGTTCCGGAACGATCCGCTTCAACTTCGGCTCAACCACCTTAGACTCGGTGGACGTGACCTTTGCCATCTCCTCCGCCGCATCGGTCCGCGGTGACGTCCGGCGCGTGGTGATGTGGTTCTTGGTCATCTGGTCCTCCGTGCGGGCAAGTGACCCGCGTCAAGTCAAAACGCGGGATCCCCGGTCCGCGGTTCTCGCCCTCGGCCTAGTCGAGCCCGATGTTGATGCCCTTGACCGTCGCTGTCACCTCCTCCACCTGGACGGCGATCTTGGTCGTGATGGCGAACTGATTCGTCCCCTTGTAGATGTCCCGATCCGACTCGATCCGGATGTCCCGCCCGATCCCCAGGATCAGGTTCTGAAAGTCACAGAGGATGATCTGAGAGCCGCTCCGGTAGGTGACCTTGTAGGTCCCACCGGCGGCCATCGCCTGCCCCGCCACGTTGGTCACCGTGCCGAGCGTCCGGTCCACGGTATAGTCCGTGTTCTCGATGTAGGGGGTGGTTGGGGAGGCGCCGAGCGTCGAGAGGACGATGCTCATCTCCGTCCCGATGTGGTTGTAGCGAAGGGCAACCGTGACCGGAGCCGCCCCGAAGACCAGGTGCTGGACCACGCGCGGGTCCGGCTCAAGGAGGGGCACCGGAACCATCGGGACCCCGAAGACCGGGATCGCGCTAGCAGAGGTGATTGCCGCGTCTCCGCCGGCGGTGGCGCGGGAGGCGATCTTCTCCCGCCAGTTCTGCTCCATGTCGAGTGACATGAGGAAGCGCAGGTTGCGCCGCGTCCGCCGGAACTTCACCGGCATCTTCTTGATCATCGAGGAGAAGATCTTGCTCGAGATGTTGGCGCCGAGCCCGTCGTAGATGTTCCCGGCGTCCAGGAGACGGAGCCACCCGTCAAACAGGGCCACGAAGGTATCCTTGATGACCTGAGTGGTGGATCCGCCGTTCAGGAGATCCGCCTCGATCCGCGCCGGACCAAGGACGTCCCCATTGACCATCACCTCCTCGATGTCGTTTGCGGTCTGCGTTGCCATCAGGCGAACGACGGTGTCCTCAACCGCCTCCCCCTCGATGTTGAGCTCCGCGAAGTTGTCCGAGATCTCGAAGGGGGTCATGATCTCCTTCGGGGTCAAGTTGATCTTCGAGGTGGTGACTCCCCGGCGCAGCCCCGGGTCCTTGGCCTCCTCCTTCGGGACGGATACCCGCTGACCAACGCCAATCTTGTCGATGGCCATCGACTCGTTTCGGAACCGCACAACGCGGACGGATCCCTTGAGCTCCGTGACGTCGATCACGAAGTCGATGAAGACGTCCGCCTGCAGGTCGTTGAGCTTCCCCGCGGAAGCGATGTCAGCGGTCGTGATGATCGCCTTCTGAACCAGCTCCTCATTCGTCATTTCCTCTTCTCCTAAATATGCCGGCGTTGCCGGACGGTTGGTGCCCGCGGACCTCGCCGGTCGCTAGGCGGGTTTCCTCTGCTGCGCGCGAGATACGACGTTGTGAACCGCCGTCCCCGCCCACTTCGACTTCTGCGCCGGTGCTTCCGCCGGACGCGCCGTGGTCTCCGGAACGGACTCCCCCTTGGCCGCCGCCCGGATCGTTGCCTGCTCACTGAGCCGCTTCTCGACGGCGTCGAGCCGCTCCACGATCGGGGCGATACCCTTCTCCACGGCCGAGCTCACGGCCGACTGGACCGCCTTTGCCACGTCCACCGGCTCCGACACCGGAACAGCTGGAGTCGGCGGAGTGACCGCCGGAGTCGGCGGAGTGACCGCCGGAGTCGGCGGAGTGACCGCCGCGGGTGCGGCCGCCGCCACCGGAACAACCGGTGACGTGGGCGTCACCGGTAGGATGACCGCCCCCACCTGTTCCACCAGCGCCACCGCCATCTGCGTTTCCTGATTCGTACTCATGTCTTTCCTCCGTTTGATGATGAAGAACTCCTCCTCGTTGGCGGCTGCGTCCACGATGGACACCTCCTCGACGCGAAGGTTGACAAATCGTGATTTTGGGGTGTCCCCCTCTGCCTTCCCCAGGTGCTCCGGAGACCGCTTCCCCACCGCCTCCTGAACCTCCCCCTCCCCGTCCACCGACACCCGCCGCGCAAAGCCCCCGATGGAGAGCCCGTTTAACTTCCTCTCCCGGATACGCTTGACCAGCTCCGCATCTGCCGTGTAGAGCTCCTGATACCACGTTCCCTTCCCAATCGACTTGCTCCCCCCGTCGTCGATCGGGAAGTCGAAGTCGATCGGAGCAATCACGTTCTGGATGATGGAGACCTTCTCGGTCACGTCCTTCTTATGCATGAAGCCAACGGTCCCAAACTCCCGCATGAACAGGTCGTTCGCCTGTATGATCTCCTCTACAGACGTAACGTCCCCCTCGATGTCCGGGACGTCTGGCTTCATGACGATCCCAAACATCCGGACCTCCGCCATTGGATCCGCCGCATCCTTAGCCTTCAGGACGTGGAGCTCCGCTCGCTTCCTCACCGGGGAGGGATCATCCACCTCCTGGACATCCCGCTTCTCCTCCATCGAAGCGTCGGCGTCCGGAACCACGTGGAGAGCATTGATCTCAGCAACGCGATCCCCGACCACCGCAAAGACGTCCCTGGTGACCTTCTCCCGGCGAAGCGTCGCAAAGACAAATGCATCCGCCGGGAGGATCTCCGCGAAGATCGCGTCCGCCCGGACCTTGACCTCCCGCGGAACCATCCCGTGATTCTCCGCCCAGGCCCTGGCCGCAGATGCCTGCCGGAACTTATCCACCGCGAACTCAAGGTCGTGGACGTTGTCGACGGACAGGTTCAGCGGAAGCAGGAGGGCGTTCCCGCGCGCCACCGACTCCTCGTTCCTTCTCATCTTCTCCTCCTTGAGGCGTCCGACCACGGCCTGGACGCCATCCGTCATGTCTATGGTCCGAAAGGTCCCCTCCTGGAACTCACCCGGCTCCCGCTGACGGTAGCGCCAGGAGCTCTCCGTCTCGTCCGGAGCACCGTCTTTGACCTTAAAGTCGTGATCCGTGACCCACTTTGTGGCATCCGCCGCCGTTGGGAAGGTCTCCTTGGCCAAGATCAGGGTCTGTACCGTCACCTGCTTGTTCACGTACTCCTCCTCAGTCCGGCGTGATGACGCTCCGGCAGTTGGCGTGGAGTGGAGGCCAGATGATCCCGGACTCCGTCAGGGACTTCCTGGCCCCCTCCGCATCTTGCTTCCCGATGATCCCGCGAACGTCGTCCGCGGTTCGCCACCCGGCCAGGTCCTTCACCGCGTCCGGGTTGTCCGCCACGTTCACCCGCTCCATCAGGTCGATGCCGTCGTCAACGACGAACACGCGGTCGTGAAGTTCCCGGCAGTTATGGACAATCACCCCCTCGACTACATAGGTCGGGTCACCGTCCACTGAGAGGTTGTAGGAGAAGTCTACGACGCGGAGCGGAGCATTTGAGACAACGCGGACGGTTCCAACAGCGCGCGCAAGATACTCCGCAGGACCCGCTTCTCCGCGTCCGGCGCCTGGGTGTTCTCCTCCGAGATCCGCAGGAGTCGAATCCCGACCCGCCGCACCGCCTCCTCCTTGGCATAATCCCGCTCCCGTGAGTTCTCCCGAGAGTGCCAGTACGTCCCGTCCACCTCGATCCCCAAGGAGAGCGCCGGAACAAAGAAGTCTAGGAAAAGACTCCCCAGCGGCTCCTCCGCGCGGAACTCCAGACCCGCCTCCTCGAGGACCGCTCGAACGAACACCTCCGGCCGCGTTGCGGTCCTCCGGGAGTGGTAGCAGTGACGGGAGCAGAAGCGCCTTGGAATCCCTCCGCTCGTCAGCTTTGCCTCGAACTCTACCCCGCAGGTCTCGCAGACGATCAATCCGCGCCGCTTCCGGCACTCGTTGGAGCAGTGTCGACGCGCCTTCCCGGTAAGGTGCTCCAGCGGCCGGACCCTGAACGTCTTCCCGCACGTCTCGCAGATCCGGTCGAGCGCCTCCGGCGGGAGCCCCCGACGGAAGAACCTCCGGCGGCATACGGTGCTGCAGGTCAGTCCCCGCCCTTGCTCCGCGTGAGTCCGGTACGGGTGGAAGGTCTCCCCGCACTGAAGGCACTTTCGCTCGACCCGCTTCTCCGCGCCCTTGCGGGCGTGGTAGCATGCAAGCCCGCAGAACTTCCGGACCGGCTTGGTCTTCGACGGGGTGTAGGGGAACGTCTTCCCGCAGTGCTCGCAGACCCCGGCAAGTTTCTTCAGGACGTGCTTCCTGCGCGGCAAGGTCCTCTCCAATCTCCAGG